ACAGCTTTAGGCACGACTCCTACACCTGGACTGTATGGTGCAGCTCGCAGCACAAGCACCGATATTGATGTTCGCAGTAATGCAACTGACTATTCAGCGGCTGTTACATCTACAGCTCCAAATGCAGTTCTAATTGGCATTTTTGCCATTGGAACAATTGTATCAAGCAACGCACGCCTAGCAACCTATCACGTCGGCCCTGCGCTTGACCTTGCTACCCTAGAAGGCCTGCAAGACACCCTAATCACAGAAATCGCAGCAATTTAATTATGACACCCTCAGAATACCTAGCCACTAATCCTACGGCTGAAGAACACAGCTACAACTATCTTCTGATTCCTGCAGAACTGCGGGACTCAATGATCGCAAAGCAAGACACCTTGACTACTAGCAATCATATCAGCCCAGTGCTGTTGACTGACGGACGCTACGGTGCTTGCTGTGACATTTACACAGAGGTCGGTGTAGGCGGTATCTACCACGAACTGTGGGAGATGCTTGACCAAGCAAAACTGGATGAATGCGAAGTCGTAGACAAAGCTACATTCCTAGCACTGCTACCACCTGACCCAGAACCTGAAGTATGATGCAAGACATTATTTACAAATCTACCATAGGCACAGGGGGCTTTATAGCTACCCTTGAACTTGGTTATAATAACCCATTGGGTATGGCGGTAGGTTTTGCTACATTAATTTATATGACTGCATCGGCGGTCAAGGTAATCAAGGAACTCATAGACAAGGATTAATATGACACCAGAACTGATAGCAATGCTAGGCGGGGGCGTAAGCGGATTCGTAATGAAGATGATTGCGGCACAGGCCGATAATCAAGCACGTCTCTTTGAGCGTATGATTCAAAAGCAGGTCGTAGCGGATGAGTCAGCGGATAAGGCAGCAGCTCGTGGTGGTGTCTATATGCGTCGGGCAATTACAGCTGCAGTTATCTTTGCCATTGTAATAGCCCCATTTGTCTTTGCGTTCACGGACATAGGTGTTAGTATTCAATCAGAATCCAAAGGCTTTCTAGGGCTATTCAAGAGCCTGCAATGGACCACTGTACAGGGTTTTGTTATCCTACCAGAGATCCGCCAAACAGCTTTAGCCATCGTAGGGTTCTACTTTGGTTCCTCACAAGTCAAATAACAAATAACAAATAATATTATGTACGGACGAAAAACAAAAAGTGCTGGCAAAGGATCCTGTGGTGAACGTGGTGGAAAGAAAGGCAAGTAGTGCCGGACAAATCCAAAATGAAGTGCAACGTACCCCGCCGTGAGGTACAAGGCGGGAAGAAGTTCGTCGTGAAAGCCTGCCAAGGCGGGACAGAGAAACTCGTACGATTCGGGGATGCTAATATGAGCATCAAGAAGGATCAGCCAAAGCGCAAGAAAAGCTACTGCGCTCGTAGTGGTGGGATCAAGGGTAAGACAAACAAACTCTCAGCAAATTATTGGAGCCGTAAGGCTTGGGACTGCTAATGGCTATATCAACAAACTACCACAACGGAACACCCTGCTATGTTATTAGTGGGGTGACTTCGTATGAACTACCCAAGTGTGAATCCTCCGAGCCGAGATATATTCGTAGCATCGGACCGGACATACTTGTTGTGTCAGCCAAGGCTGGACAGACCATCAATGGCTCCGCCTCCGTAAGTCTTTCTCCGAATGACTGTATGCTGATTAACCCAATTGGGACTGACTGGGTACTGATAATGCAGCCAACTGATACTCTATCCATCAATCAGATTGGATTCACGAGTGGAGCAGGAGGTTCTGTTGTGCAAACAACTAGCGTAAATGAAAGTGTAACTTTGAATAAGCCCTGCGGTAAGGTTACTATGTTTACCCACGACTTCTCAAATAATGACATCCAGGCATTTACAATGAATAATACTTTCATTGAGGAGGACGATGTTATTATCACTAGCTTACGTAACGGAGATGCTAAACTATACAGTCAAATTACAATAACACAGGCTGGGTCCTGTCAGATTACTGTGGGCGATGCTCACAATCAATCAACGGGTAATATAGCCGTAGTACTAAATTTCGCAATTATTAAGGGAGATAGCTAATGTCAATTTCGCACCGCACCAATCGACTCAAGTTAGTAGGTCAACCATCGGTTGAGCAATTACAAAATGGCCGCTACCGGCTTACTGTAAATTGTACCGCACTAAACACCAGGAATGATTGGTACAGCGCAAACAAGGATCGTATCTTCCCGGACTACGGAAGCCTTCAGTCCGCCGAGATGTCCATTGATGGACTCGCCCCACGTGCAGGAGAAGCGTATGCCGATATGCGGCTTACCAAGGTTGAGTCCGGCAACCGATCAATGCGTGACGGAGGGGACTACCTAGTAGTCCTTACTTATGAAACTGCGGGGTCTACCTTTGTTCAAGTAAAGGATGACAATACTGACTACGAGTTAAATGGCCTACGTCGTGTTACACGTACAAGCATTGCCGAGACTGGTACTGATTACGTCGGGACTGTAGGCACTTCATATATTGACCATCAGATTGATTCTGAGACAGCGGTGCGCTGCTACCTTGCGTCCTATGGGATTGATGATACTGATAGCTTTAGGCAAGTACAGGAAGTCTATGTTGAGGCGGGTACGCTGTCAGAGACACTGGACAATGTAGGTTCGCAGAAAGCCAAGGTCATTGAAACCATTGGTGCTGACCCTGCTACTCCCGATGGATATGTACTAGCCAACACGCAGGTATCCGACTTTGAGGGCATAAAAACAAACCGTTACACCTTCCTTAAGCCGTCAGTACTATCTAGGAACGTTGACACAAGAAACAATGGTAAGCTCAAGGTTGAAACAGTTGAAGCATTCAGCGAAACTCCTACAAGTACTATTGGTGGAGTGCAGATTTCAATTCGGCAAAGTGACGTAGAGGGTATCCCAACAAATCAGTACGTGTTTGCGCTTGGGTTCGGGGAAGTTGAAAGGAGTTCCCAGACTAAAAATCAAGGTGCACTTACCATTACTACTGTTACATCTCTTGGTTTTCCAGGAATTGCAACAGGCATAGAAATAGAAGCTACTACCAGAGAAGAGGACGGTTACATATTATTCCGCAATACTTTCGCCGATGGTAATGGTGAAGTATCTCGTACCGTAGAAACCAGAAACCAAGGAGCTTTAACAGTAACTACGGTAGAGGCACTAGGTGCTGCTGGCACAGGAACGGGGGTAGAAATAGAGGCAACTACCCGTGAGCAAGATGGTTACACGTTGTTTCGCAATACATTTGCCACAGGAGATGGTGAAGTCTCTCGTACTATTGAGTACCGTAACCAAGGTAAACTTACCATTACTACTGTTGAATCCTTGGGAAGTGCTGGAACAGGAGCGGGGGTTGAGGTTGAAGCAACAACACGCGAACAGGATGGATACACATTATTTCGCAATGTCTTTGCTGATGGACAAGGTGAGGTATCTAGAACCGTAGAGAACCGTAATCAAGGTAAACTTACAGTAACTACGGTTGAAGCACTTGGGACTGCTGGTTCTGCAATAGGTGTAGGAATTGAAGCTACTACTCGTGAACAGGACGGCTATACTCTTTTCCGTAATGTATTCGCAGATGGACAAGGTGAGGTCTCACGTAGCACTGAGTACCGTAATCAAGGCAAGCTCACGGTAACTACTATTGAATCCTTGGGTTCCGCTGGCACAGGAACAGGTGTAGAGATTGAAGCGACTACCCGCGAACAAGACGGCTACACATTATTCCGCAATACATTCGCTCAAGGTAATGGAGAAGTCTCTCGTAGCACCGAAACACGCAACCAAGGTAAACTAACTATCACTACAGTGGAAGCACTGGGAAGTGCTGGCAGTGCGGGTGGAGTAGAGATTGAAGCCACTACAAGGGAGCAAGACGGATACACCCTTTTCCGCAATGTATTCGCTGACGGGCAAGGTGAGGTATCTCGTACTACCGAGACACGCAATCAGGGTAAGCTAACTGTTACTACGATAGAATCTTTGGGCAGTGCTGGCACTGGGACTGGTGTTGAGATTGAGGCAACCACAAGGGAGCAAGATGGTTATACCCTATTCCGTAATACATTTGCCGAGGGAAACGGTGAAGTCTCACGTACCGTAGAGACTCGCAATCAAGGTAAACTTACCATTACTACGGTAGAAGCACTTGGGACTGCTGGCACTGGGACAGGTGTTGAGATAGAAGCAACCACTCGTGAGCAGGACGGCTACACATTATTTCGCAATACCTTTGCCGAAGGGCAAGGTGAAGTGTCACGCACCGTCGAAACAAAAAATCAGGGGAAACTCACAATCACAACGGTAGAATCCTTGGGTTCTGCGGGTACAGGAGCTGGAGTAGAAGTTGAAGCAACTACCCGCGAACAAGACGGCTACACTTTGTTTCGCAATGTATTCGCTAATGGTACTGGAGTAATTTCAGCAAAAACCGACAAGCAATATCAAGATACTCTGCAAATAGTTACAACAACTGCACTCGGCGTAGCATCTGGAATCGACAACATATCGTCCTCTTCTAGGGAGGAGGACGGCTATACTATCTTCACAAATGTTGGAGCCACTGGCGATGGTGAAATATCAAATAGCACGGAAGAGCGAAATCAAGGTAAATTAAAAATTAACCGAATTGTTTCCGTAGGTACACCCCCAACTCCAGTTGGAACAATTATAAGCAGATCAGAAAGAAAATCTGATGGTCATACTGTATATGATTATTCTGGAGCTTTAGGGGAAGGTCAAATCTTTATCTCTCAAAGTGCTGGGCCAAATAATATCCCAGGAACCACACAAAGAACCATCAGGTCCCTTGGGGCAGAACTTATCCCAGATGGTGTCTTAATTGACAGTCAAGACATTGTCAGGGACGGATACATTGAATACATCAGGACCACGCTTGATGGTGCGATTGAAGGGGTTAAAACTGTCTATGCTGACGTAGCTACAGTTGAGGTTCCAGGGACCGTAGCGTGTACAACTCAAGCTGTATCAGAGGGAGATGTTAGTGGTACAATTGCAATCACTAACTCAACTCCACGTCGGCAAAAGCAAGTACAAACTCAGGTCACTATAGAAATTACAACAACACCACCTGCCTCGGCTAGTCGAGCCTATGACCTTGGGGCAATATCTTGTTCGGTAACATCTGTTCAAACAAAACTTCAATCTGGCGATGGGTCCGTTGCAACAGCGGTTGATGGAAACACCACACTTTCACAGGTAGGCTATCAAAAAAGCTTTGCTTCAAGCGCAAACGTTCAGAACTATGTTGGAAGCTATTTAACATCATCTTCTTCTAGCGGGAGCGTTTTTTACCAATCTAGCGAGCAACCCTATTTGTCTGCACCAAATGCTATTAGCGTTCAAACTGCGTTTTCATCATCATCATCGAGCTGCACGGGTACTGGTGCTACAGCAGCAACTGGTTACTCTGAGGTTGGCGTAATATCTCGCACGGTCAACGCAGTTCTAAGTGCATTGGATGGCACTACTTATTATCAAGTTGTAACGGAGGAAACAATATAATGGCCGAACCAACTCAAACCCAAAAATATACAGCAGAAGCAGCATCTAGGCTAAACACTGACAATCGCGCTCAATCAACAAATGATGCCACACAGAGAGATACGCAAAGAGCGCAGGACAGGACACAGGGCGGAACTGGTGCTGACAAGTTAAATAAAAGGATATTATCCCAAACTGAACAGCCGCAACAGCAAACTTTATACGCGGAACTGAATACGGATGCTGGCATAAATGCTCCAGCTCTACCGTCATTTAATGCTATTATCTGTGTAAACGGTGAACCCTGGAATGCGCAAATCACTGGTTCAATAACTGGGAAAGTTACATAATGCCAACAGCAACAGGGTTTACGGCACTGGGTGCGGGCAACGGGTTTCCCGAGTGTATCACTAAGGTTGATATGACTGAAACGGAAGGCGGAACCTGGGCTCCTCCAGTTATTAACGCTTTGACGCTCAATCAGGCAATGAATCTCTATTGGAATCTATATGGGATAGTTGGGGCGGCCCTAGCAACAGGAACCGCTGGAACGGCTACCGTAAGCGACATAAACATACCCGATACCGATACGCCAATAAAACGCGTCTGCGGGGGAAGTTACTCTGATTTTGAAGAGAACAATGCGGGCGCACCAGACTACCCTTTTGCATCACAAAGCATCTTTATAAGCTCGTCAGGGATTATCGCAATGTATAATGGCGATACATCCATTGAGTCAAACTTCCTTGGATACTCTTTCGGCTATATTGCTTCCTGTAGCGCCAACAATACATCTAATTATGTAGAGACAATTCTTTTTGCTGGGTCAGCCCCCAACGCGTCTGATTCAGATGCGTGGACGCAAATATCAAGCATATACGTTGGAACGCCCCCCGTATTAACGAACGTAACATTTCAAGGCATTCCATTTATAACAGCATACCTTGACCTTGGGACAACTGGAGTTTCAGCGTCGATAACTGATGTAGCGCTCTACACTTACTAATTCGACACATTAACTACATTTAAACAAGAAATTTCCAATAACTTAACCCCTTATGCTATAATACCGCTATGACCCCAGAAGAACTAGAAGCCCTACGCCTTGCACAGGAAGCAGCCGCCAATAACTCTATGACGCAGCCCTATGACCTCATTGGTCAACAGGGTCAACAGGAGACTGGGATGGATACCAATCCTATGCTGATGGGTGGACTAGGACTAGGTGGTGGCTTTGTCGCCTCTCAGACTGGTGGCGCACCAGCGACATCCCAAGTACTATCGTCATTTGCTCAGAAGGTAGCTGCACAGGACGCAGCTAATCTGGCTGCTCAGAGGGCAGCATTCAATCCAGCAATCATAGGGCAGAACCTTCCGAAGGGAGGAGTAAACCCAGCGGTGACGGGTACACCCAAGCTACCGCTTCAAACTCCGAGTTCGGTCCTTGGCAGTAACCTTCCAACGGGAGGAGTAAATCCAGAAGTTAAAGGTCGCGTTAAGACAGGTGTCTTTAATAGGCCAAACATAAAAAGTACAACACCGCTAACACCCAATAAGGTTCTTGGGGGACTAAATGCTAATCCTTTGAGTAGCATTGCGAGTAACCTATTAAAGGGTTCAGCTTACACAGCAGCCGTAACGCCGAATCTCATAGGTGACAGTACACTGACTGGGGCATATAATAGCGCAGTTGCTGCAGGTGAGGATCCGGCAACAGCAGCAGCTAGACTTGGAACTGCTGATACATCAATCCGCGGACTGGACACATCAAATCGCGAGGTTGACTTTATGCCTGATGGAACTGGGGTACTGAACGGAGTTTCATTGTTCACTGGTGGAGCCGAGACCACTGGAATGAATTACGCTGACGTAGTAAATGCGGATAACGCTCGGAAGGCACAAGAAGCTCAATACGCCGCAGCGGCACAGGCCGAGGCGGTAGCGGATGCAAATGCTTTCGTGCCACCATTGGACTTTGCGGGTGAAATACAGAATGCCCCAGAGACGTATTCTGGTCTAGTGGAAAACAATCCATTCACTTCAATGGGTGGTACTCCCGTAGAGGATAACCAATATACGATGGAACGTGAGGCTGGATTATCGCCAGAAGATAGAGCCAGAATTGAGGCACGACTCGCTCAGACAAATGCTGATATAATTGCATCTGGCGGCACAGTTCCTAGTTTAAGTGCGGTGGCTCCTGAGGAGGGATTTATGTCCAGGCTTGTTGGAAGGCTCGGGGAACAGTTTACTCAGCCAGCACCATATACGCCACAGGGGGGAGGTGCTGAGGCAGAAACAGCATTTGGCGCAACTCCAACGCAACCAACTTTATTTCGAGAAGGTCTATCGGCACTAAGCGAACTAAATGAAACGCCGCTGACTAGCCCTGATTCTTTTCAAACCGAAGCACCAATTGTACCAGCACCAGCAGCACAAATCGCAGCCTTACAGTCTCAAGCTGCACCAGGTAGCCCACAAGCTTTCTTTGAGGAGTACCGATCACGGGGACCTTTGACACCCGAACAAATTGCACGGGGAGAAGCGGAAGCCGCACGTATGGGTACGACCTTTGATCCAGAAACAGGTTTCTCTAGGGAACCATTTTTACAATCCCAGCAGGGGCAGGCTCCTCAAGTTAATCGACCAGAGTACGGTTACGGTGGTGCAGCACCTATGAGCGTCGAAGAGACTCGTGCTCGCTTAGGTGGACGGACCCTCAATGAGTACCTGAATGCACCTAATGGAACCGAGGGTGTATATGGTTTACGTACTGACCCACAGGGTCGTATGATTCCTGCTGGCTTTGAAAATCGTGCTGACGCTTATAGGGGTTATGAAGATGAGGCAGCTGCCCGTGAAGGACGACTAGCTGCTCGTATGCAACAACCGGGAGAGAGTATTACTGAGCGCGATACACGTATCGCAGGAGAGCGTACTCAGTCATCCCAGAACGTACCAACCGATGTCCGCCAGGCTATGTTGACCCCAGAGGGTCGCAGGACGGCTAAACAGATAAACCGCCTAGCACGGTGGAGCGGAAGCACTCAGGGTCAAGAGATGGGCGGCGTAGCTGGCTTAGAGAGAAGCCTACAGCCAGTTGATGTACAGAAGCAGCAATACGATGCGATGCGTGTATACAAACTGGGGTTGGAAATCGATAAGATGCAACAGGAGAAACCATCCGAGTATCAAGAGTCCGCAGCTGAAGTAGATGAAGCTATTGCAGCGGGAAGCATTAAGCCAGAGGATCGTAACAAATTCATCCTCCGGGATCTAGGATGGCAAGCCAAGGGAGGCGAGGACTCAAGTGACCTTATGAGTATCATTTACGGGGATGGTTCAAAGTCGGGAGGAGAGCCAGTACTGGTTAAGACCCAAGAGGAATATAACAATCTAGCTAAAGGAACTCGTTATACTGACGAAGATGGCAACATAGCTACCAAGAAATAATATGGCATTCCGAGCACCACAAGATGAGGTCGAACCATCTAGCTTCCGAGCACCACAAGATGAAGTTCAATCGAAAGGTTTTCGCGCACCACAGAGCGATCTTGAGCCTATAGGATTTCGAGCACCATCCGAGGAGGTAGAGCAAGGGGCTGAAGACGAAGGCAACACAGTTGCTGAATATGGTGCTGCCTTTGCTACCGATATAGCCGTATCTGAGGCTGGACGACTTGGTGGTGCTGCTCTAGGAACAGCAATTCTCCCAGGTGTTGGCACTGCCGCTGGTTATATTATTGGAGGACTTGGTGCTGGTGCTGCTGGTTCTATTGCTCGTCAGCGTATACTCGATCCAGACGGTGAGTTAAGCTACGGAGACATTGTAAGCTCTGCATTGATAAACCTCATACCTGGAGGGAAAGCTGGTAAGCCACTATTGAGTGCAGTAGGCCGTCAGGCCGCAGCTGGTGCTGCTATATCTACTGGGGCTATTGCGGGGGAAGGAATCATTGATGAGGGAGAACTACCTACAATTGAAGAGTTAGGTGCTGCTGGACTCACGGGCGCTGCTCTAGGTGCTGGCCTAGGTATGACTGGAGAAGCGTTCAGCAAAGCTTACAGTAAGTTTGGGGGTATGCCGACACGCCGCCTTACGGAAGCATTTAAGATCGGTGATCCCGATGCCAAGATTCTAGTAGATGGAGTTGAACGTACGGGTAAGGAGTACGCTGAGATGCTACCGAAGAACTTCAATGATCTAAAGTTGGGCATCAGTGATGCTTACAGTGATGAGATGATTCGTGCTCGTGTCCTACAGGATGTAGTAGCTGGTGGTCAAATCAAACAGAAGGATGCTCCACTAAAAGTAAAGTCCGATGACAGTGACTTCTATATGAAGCGGAGATTATCCAGCCAGCATATAGCGGAGAAAGCTGAAGAGGCTCAGAAGCTTGTTGAGCTTGATGGTAACTTTCTGATGGCTAAAGCTAATGAGATTGGGACGGAGGCGGAAGTTCTCTCTCGATCAGTCAATGAGTACCTGTACGCGAAACACGGTATAGCGTACAATAAGGCGAACCGTTCCAAGTTTAAAGGTGATGGCGCAGCAGGACGCAGCACACAAGAGTTCAAGGACATCATTGACCGATTTGAATCCCAAGGTCTAGATAAGCAACTGGGCGAGTCCATCGGGATGCGTCGGGACTTATCAAAAAGAATCCTTACTACCCTTGAGGGTGGAGGATTAATTAGTAAGGTTGACGCTGATTCTCTACGCAAGAAGTTCCCGGACTATGTTCCGCTGAATCGGATTATGGAGACTGATGAGCTGGCAGATGTTGTGTCCAGTGTAAGTGGTCGTGCAGGACGGTACGAAACAACCTCAAGCGGAATACGAAGAGCCAAGGGTTCTGAGTTAGAGGTGGATGATATTTATAAGAATGTATTTGATAACTTAATCAATGCTACCCAGAGGGCCGAAGTAAACAAGGCTAACCAAGCATTCGTTAAACTTATCAGGGACAACCCTGCAACATCGAAAAATATAGCCAAGGTCACTAAGCCCCAGGTAACTGAAACTAAGCTTGTAAAGGACACCTCCGATGAAGCAAATGCGCTTCGAGCACTGGGAAAGCAGGTTCCACGCAAGGAGGTTCCAGTATATAAAGATGCTGGGAAAAACGTACTGACCGTATTTGAAAATGGTAAACCCCTACACATAGAGATTACTGACCCGAAGTTGGCTGCGGCTCTCAAAGGGACAAACAAACAGCAGGTTGCCGGAATCCTCAAGGGGGCAATGGTAATGAACAGATTTATGGGTGGTCTTTACACTCGATTCAATCCTGAGTTTGCTGTACCCAATTTGATTCGTGACAGATCTGAAGCTTTTGTGAATGGGATGGCTAATATGTCACTCGGTAAAGCGGCTAAGCTACTGAATCCTGTTACTGCATTGAATGACGATATCCGTACGATTCGTAGAAATCTAATAGGGAACAAGGCACAGCCGGGAACCAGGCAAGGTGAACTCGATTTAATGTACGAAGAGTTCGTCAAGGCAGGTGGTCGGACAGGAGGACTCGGATTATCCACAATGCAGGACATCAATGAAAGTATTGCGAAGCTTAGTGGGAAATTAAATCAACCAACCAAATCAAAGGCCAAAGAATTTAATAATTGGATCAATCGGGTTAATGAATACTTCGAGAATGCTACTAGGTTTGCGACCTATCGCAATGGTCGAGCTAGTGGTATGACTATGGATCAAGCCGCTTTTGCTGCTAGGAATAGTTCATTTGACCCGAACCTACAGGGATCACAGGGGGACTCACTACGGGCGTTGTACCTGTTCAGTAACCCAGCGATCCAGGGTGCTAAGAACTTCTTGCGCAGTATGAAGAACCCATTGGTGGCTACATCTGTTATGGGAACTCTAACCAGTACTGCCCTTAT